TCATTCTGGACAAGCTCCGCCAGGATAAGCCCCCCATTACCACCGGCGTCCACGTCACCGAAAGTGGGGAGGACGAATTTAGGCGGGACGCCGCCGAGGGCCTCCTGCTCCGGGGCGGCGTAGAGCTTGAGAAGCCCAGCGAGGGCGCAAGCCGCTTTTCCTACATGACCCTCCGGGACCTTGCCATTGAGTGCCTGGAGAGGGCCGGGGTGGCGGACGCCCGCCGCATGAGCAACGACAGCCTCCTGCAGGAGCTTTTCTCCCGGCAGTATTTCAACCCCACCGCCGCCTTTCCTTCCATTTTGGACAATGCCATCGAAAAGGCATACGTCCAGGGCCACCGCACCGCCGCCGTTACGTTCGACCAGTGGACCCGCAAGGGCAGCTTGAAGGATTTCAAGGTCCACGACAACAATTACCTGGCCGGTCCCATTGGTGACTTTTTGGAGGTCCCGGAGGGCGGGGAGCTGAAAAACGATAACCCCACCGACGCCAAACTGCCCACCCGCCGCATTAAGACCTACGGCAAGCAGTTTACCCTTTCCCGCCAGGCGTTCATTAACGACGATATCGACCTCGTGACCCGCATCCCAGCCCGATACGCTGCCGCCGCCCGGAGGACGATTAACACCCAGTGTTACACCATCCTTATGAACAACCCCACCATTTACGACGGCAAGCAGCTTTTCCACGCCAGCCACAAGAACGTGCTGACCACCGGCACCGGCATTACCCAGGCAGCGGTCCAGGCCATGATCCTCGCCCTTTCCACGCAGAAGGACGAATTTGGCCAGCCCATTATTGTGCGGCCCGGTAAAATCATTGTTCCCGCCGGTTTGGACTTTGATATTTACACCATTTTCAACAGCCCCACCATCCACACCGAGGGCAACACCCAGGCGGTGAACCCTCTGTATCAGTACCGGGATCTCCAGATTATTGCCGATCCTACCATCAACACCCTGGCCGGGGGCTTTGGGAACGTCATGCCCTGGTTTATGACCGCCAACACCTCCGACAGCAGCTTTATTGAGGTTGACTACCTCAACGGCCAGGAGGTCCCCACCATCCGCCGGATGGAAACGCCCGGACAACTTGGCTTTGTTTGGGACATTTACCTTGACTGGGGTATCAACGTGATGGATTACCGGGGTGCCATTAAGAACCCCGGCATCCAGATTAACGACCCCCTGGGCCAGTAAGGAAAGGAGATAAACCGCCATGACGAAAGCGGAATACCTGCAGAGGGGCGAAACCCTCGACTATACCAACGCCACCGCAACCACCATCCCCGACGGGGCCGTCGTGACCATTGGGAGCCGTATCGGCGTGACCGGCTGCCCCATTCCCCCCGGCAAGACCGGGAGCCTCCACGTGGTTGGCGTTTTCGAGATCGCAAAGACCGGCACCGCCGCCATCGAGCAGGGGGCCACCGTCTACTTTGACGGCACCGGGATTACCGACACCGCCGGGGACATTGAGGCCGGATACGCCGCCGCCCCCGCCGACGCCGCCGCCGAAACCATCCTGGTAAAGCTCCGTGGCTAACCGCCTGATTGCCCTTACCTACATTCAGACCGACATGGGCTTTACCCGGTATAGGCCGGGGGACGCCCTCCCAGCTGACCACCCGGACGCCGCCGCATGGGTACAGAGCGGAGCCGCCGCCTGGAGGCCGGGGGACGAACCGGCCCTGGCATGGGTGAGGGCAAAGAGGGCGGCAGCTACCCCCGGCCTCCCCGGTACCGCCGTAGGCGGGGAGGCCACCGGGGAGGATTTGGTGGGCCGGGTACCACAGACAGCGCAAGGGAGGTGTCCACCGTGGGCTTGAGCTTTAAGGAGATTCTGCAACAGGACGTAAAAAACGTTTTCCTCAACCCTTTAGAATTTGGGGAAACGCACCTCGTAAACGGGGAGCCTATGACCATTGTCCTGGATGATATAGAGAACATAGAGCGGGAAAAGAAAATGAAGTCCCACATGGATGGCATTTATACCCGTCAAGTGTTTTTCTACGTTGCCTCGGCGGACTTTGGCCCCCTGCCGCAGCAGGGAGGGCTTATTGACCTTGACGGTGAAAAATACACGGTTGTCGATGCCACCGACGAAAGCGGGATTTACGCCATTACGATGGAGGCCAACCGCAGCCATGTTAGAGGGTACAGCAGATGAGGCAAAGGGTAGACACGGACCAAGGGCTTTTAGTTGTCGAGTATGACGGCGCACTGCTATCCGCAGTAGAAAAGGCCCTGGGGGACCTAAAAGACCAACGATTTAAGGTCTTGAAAAACGCCGTCAATACCACAGCCAAAGAGGCCCAGGCCCAGCTTATCGCCAAAGCGCAAGCGACCTATACCGCCAAAAAGGGACCGCTCAAGAGAGCGTCGGCCATCAAGCCAAAGGCCACCGATTCAAAGCCGGAGGCGACCATTACCGTCAAAGGCGAAACGCTGGAATTACGGGAGTTTAAGACCTCCACCCCGCAAAGTGGGGCAAGGGCAAAAATTCTTTCCAGCGGCAACCTCAAGGCCATCCAGTCGCAGAAGGGCAGCAGGGCGAAAGCCTTTCTCGCCACTTTCGAGAGCGACCATACGGCCATCGTACAGCGGCAGGACGGCGAAACATACCGGCGGGACGGCGCAAAGCGGCAAGCGAAGTATGGCCCCCATATTGACATGACCCGGATTAAAAAGCTCCTGTCCATTTCTTTCCCTAAGATGGTCGGAGGTTCGGCGGTTTTCGGGGAGTGTTTGCCGGACATTTACGACAACCTCCTCGCCAACATAAGCCGGGAGATTGAGAGGGTACTTAAAGCATGAACACAAGAGAATTGCAGATCGCCCTTATTACGGACCTTGAGGCCCTCTTTGCGGACCGGCCATTTAAGACGCCGCTCAAAACGATGGAGACCCCGAAAGCCTACCCCCAGGACGTACCGTCAAAAGACGCCAGATCGGAGGAAGACCCTTTCCCCTACATCATAGTGCGGCTTGACCACGGCGGCGTCGAAACGCCGACCGACCCCCACAAGGTATCCGTCCTCCTGATTGTAGGCATTTACGACGATGGCCTCCGGGACTTCCGGGATCCGCCCCCGCAAGAGGGGGAGTGGGATGATCGCAATTACGGGCCTATGGCCGTCATGGAGGTTATGGAGCGGATACAAGAGCATTACGAGAAAAAACCGTCCTTGAACAACGGTGCTTTCTACCATGACGGCTCTTTTCATTGGGCCATGCAGGATGAGGCCAGTTACCCCTATTACATTGGGGCCTGTGAGCTTACCTTTAGCCTTGCGGCACCCCGCAAAGAAAGGAGTAAATTTGTATGAGCAAACCCCAAAAGACCATGTACGTCGGCCCCACCCTTGAGGCCATTGCCGCCCACAATACGGTCTTTGAGGAATTGCCGGAGGCATTAGAGGCGGCGATCCAGAAGCGGCCCTATCTGGCTGGGCTTTGCGTTCCCATTCCCAGCCTTGCCAAAGCCCTCCAGCAGATCGACCGCAAGCAGGGCAGGATTTACACACTTTACAGCAAGGCGGAATCCGAGAAAGCCGCCATTGAGAAAGGAGAGTAACCCGCTATGACATTTGAGCATGGCGTCCGAGTTTCGGAACAGGCTACCAGCCTGGTCGCCCCCGTTTTGGGGACCGCAGGGCTGCAAGTCGTTTTCGGAACCGCCCCCGTCAATTTGGCGGAGGACCCCTACAGCGTGACTAACACGCCGGTTATCGCCTATTCCTGGTCGGAGGCGGTGAAGAAACTGGGCTATTCGGCGGACTACAAGAGGTATACCCTTTGCCAGTCCATGTACGCCAGCTTTCAGTTGATCGGCGTCGCCCCGGTCGTTTTCGTCAACGTCCTCGACCCCAAAAAGCACAAGAAGAAGATCGAGGCACAGACCGTACAGGTGGAGGATTTGGAGGCCACCGTCCCCGTGACCGGCCTCCTACTGGACACCTTGAAAATTTCCATCCCCACCGCCCCCTCCGAGAGCGGCGACCCCACCGAGCCGACGGTCCTTAACCCGGAGCCTGATTACCTCCTGAGTTTCGACGATGACGGCCAGGTGCTTATTACCTTGACCGCCGGGGGAGCCGGGGCGGCTGCTACCACCCTCACCGTTGAGGGGACCGCCATCGACCCGGACGCCGTAGACGCCTCGGACGTGATCGGCGCAAGTGCCACCGGCGGCGAAAAGGGCTTTGAGGTTTTGCGCCAGGTATACCCCAAGCTGGGCATGACCCCCGGCCTGATCCTTGCCCCCGGTTGGAGCCATATCCCGGACGTTGGAATCGTCATGGCCGCAAAGACGGAGGAAATCAACGGCTATTTCCGCAGTGAGGGCTTTATTGACATTGACAGCACCGCCGACGGCTGCACCGCCTACGATAAGGTCAAACAGGCCAAAGAGGCGGCGGGATGCACCAACAAGCACATTATGGCCCTTTGGCCTTGCCTTGCCGTCGGTTCCAGTTGGTTCTGGTACAGCGCCATCATGGGGGCCTTGACCGCCTACGTTGACGCCAACAACGACGACGTCCCCAACCTTTCCCCCTCCAATAAGCTGATCGGCGTTACCGGGACCGTTCTGGCGGACGGAGAGACGGAGGTTGTGCTTGACCAGTTGCAGGGCAACGCCGTGAACAGTTTCGGAGTAACTACCGCTATCAACGTCAACGGCTGGCGCACCTGGGGCAATAGGTCCGCTTGCTACCCGGCCAACACTGATCCGAAAGATATGTGGTTTTGTTGCCGCCGGTTCTTTAGCTGGTGGGGAAACAGTTTTATCCTGACCTACTTCCAGAAGGTTGACAATCCGTCCAACGTCCGCCTCATTGAGACGATTGTTGACAGTGAGAACATCCGGGGGGCCGCTTACGTTGCCGCCGGGAAGTGCGCCAGGGCCGAAATCACGTTTGACATGGGCGAAAACCCCACGACCAACCTGATCGAGGGCAAGCTCCAGTTTCACCAGTACCTTACCCCGTATCCCCCAGCGGAGGACATTCACAACGTTTTGGAGTTTGACCCCTATGCGCTCCAGGATGCCCTGGCCAGCGCAAGCACCTAAGAAGGGAGGAAGTAACCAATGGCAATCGCAGGAATCCCCGAAGTCATTAACGACTTTAACCTTTACCTTTCCGGCGGCAAGCTGGGCGGCATGACGGGGGAGGTCGCCATCCCGGATTTTGAGGCTATGACGTCCACCACCTCCGGCAACGGCCTTTTGGGGGAGTATGAGGCCATTGTCCTCGGCCACTACGGCAGCATGGAGCAGGAAATTCCCTTCCGTTGTATCAACGAGGACTATTTCAGCATGGTCGCCCCCAATAAGGCCGTGGAGCTTACCCTTCGGGGGGCCATTCAGCAGACCGAGCGGGACACCCAAAACGAGGGCGAGGTCGGTATGAGGGTAGTTTACCGGGGCCGTTGCAAGAAGATTGCACTCGGCACCGTGAAACAGCGGGAGCAGATGGGCAGTTCTATCACCCTTGAATTGACCTACATCATGATCGAGATGGACGGCAAAGAGCGGATTTGCCTCGACAAGATTAACGGCGTTTTCCGGGTAAACGGCGTTGACCAACTCGCCAAAATCCGGGCATTGACTTAACAGGAGGTAAAAGACCATGTACGAAGACAAGAACATTAACGCCACCCCCGACACCCAAGACCAGGACGCCATCCGGGAGCAGGACGCCGCCCAGGAGGCCCCCGCCCAGGGCATTGAGGGCCAGCCGGAGCCGGACATTATCCAGGACGCCGCTATGGTCACCACCCCGGCCCAGGACGCCAAGCCCCAGGCCCAGGAGGACCCGGAGAGTTACGTCCGTTTCAGCAAGCCCTATCCTTTCGAGGGCAAGAGCTACGCCGGGATTGACCTCGGCGGCATGGAGCAGCTTTCCGCAAAGGATATGATCGAGGCGGAAAAGTACCTTTCCAAGAAAGGCATTATTTCCCCCGTCCCGGAAATGACGATGGAATACGTCGGCTTTATCGCCAACCGGGCCACGGGCCAGCCCATTGAGTTTTTCAAGGGCCTCCCGCCCAAAGACGCCATCAAGGTAAAGAACGCCGTAACAGGTTTTTTCTACGGCGAGGATTAAAGCCGGA